AGTCGAGCCGGACGAGAAGGGGTTGTTTATAGAGGCAGATCTCGGCGGAACAGAAATCGGACGCGAGCTGTACGAAGAGATCTCCGGAGGCTACACCGACAGGATGAGCTTCGGGTTCACAGTTACCGGCGAAAGTGAGGACAAAGAGCAGAACGATGCCGGTATCTGGATCTACACGAGGCACATCACGAAGGTGGGCAAGCTCTATGACGTGAGCGCAGTTTCGATTCCAGCCAATGACGGCACTTCGATAACGGCGGATGCTGTTACCAGAAGCATTGGCGATCTGACCGACGGAGTGATCGAGCGGATTCAGGCGGAGCGACTTGAGGAAGAGAAGAGAGCACTCGAGGCAAAGAGAGCAGAAGTTAAAGCAAGAGCGTTGAAAAAGGAGAACATCTAATGACACGCGAAGAAATCATGATGCTCGGATTTGACGAGCTCGAGGAGAGAAAAGCGGCTATCGCATCCGAGACGGACGAGGCCGACGCAGAAAAACTCGACGCTCTGAACGCTGAGCTTGAAGCAATCGAGGAGAGAACAAAGGCTCTCAGACTCGAAATGGAAGAATCCCGCAAGGCAGCCGAGGCGGTCGCCAAAGGAGCGGGAAAGAAAATCGAAACACGCAAAGGAGAAGAAAAAATGACTGATATGGAAATCAGAAACAGCCATGACTACATCGAGGCGTTTGCTAAGTATGTAAAGACTGGTAACGACAAAGAGTGCAGAGCTCTTTATAGCGACAATGTAGAGTCTCCGCTCGTAGGTTCTATTCCGGTTCCTACATTCGTGGGCGAGATCGTAGCAAAGAGACTCGAGGACAGCGAGATCCTGAGAAGAGTTCGCAGAATGAACGCAGCCGGCAACGTAAAAGTCGGATTTGAAATCTCGGCTCCAGCAGCTGCCGCTCACGAAGAAGGCGGCGAAGCTGTTACAGAAGAGGCTCTCGTTCTCGGAATCGTGACACTCGTTCCTGTTACTTATAAGAAGTGGGTACAGGTTTCGGACGAGGCTCTTGACAGCATGAGCGGCGAGGCTTATCTGTCCTACATTTACGACGAGGTTGCTCGCGGAATCATCAAGGCAGAAGAGAACGCTGTTGTTGCGGCTATCCTCGCAGCTCCACAGACAGCTGATGCTGACTCCCCAGCTGTTGCCAAGACTGGCTCGGCTGCTGGAAACATCGCAGACTTTGTAAACGCAAGGGCACTCCTGAGCTCCGCAGCAGAAGATCTCGTTATCATCTGCACACCGGCTCAGTATGCTTCTTATAGAGCTCTTCAGATGGCTGCACAGTACGGCGTAGATCCGTTTGACGGACTTGAGGTTCTGTTCTCGGATGCAGCTACAGCTCCAATCATCGGAGACCTGAGCGGCGTAATGATGAATCTTCCAAAGGGCGACGCCATCGAGTTCAAGTATGACGATCACAGCCTCATGACTTCCGACATGGTAAGAATCCTCGGACGTCAGCCAGCAGCTATCGGACTCGTAGGAAACAAGTTCTTCGCTAAGGTTGCAGAATAATGAAGGTCAAACTGACCAACGATACAGTAGTTCGTTTTGCTAAGGGTACAGTCCTCGAGGTTTCTGATCAGGAGGCCTCGAGGCTGATAGCCTTCAATAACGCTGTTAAGGTCGAAGAGAAGAAAGCCGCGGCAAAACCGGCAAAGAAGTCGAAATAATTGTGAGGTAAAAAATGCTTGATCAGGTAAAGATGGCACTCCGCATAAAGACAAACGTATACGACTCAGAGCTGACCTATCTGATAGCGGCGGCAAAGCTCGATCTGGGCATCGCGGGTGTCGTTCTTCCGGGCGAATTAGATGAGCTCGTAACGAGAGCAATAATCACATATTGCAAATTGTCTTTTGGTATCCCGGAAGATTACGACAGGCTCAAATTGTCATATGACGAGCAGAAAGCGCAGCTGTCCAAAGCGACAGGTTATACAGACTGGGGTGAGGCGTAATGTATGACAGTGTAGCTACATTGAAAGCATACGGAACGCCTACATATGACGAATACGGAAACGAAGTGCTCTCGATCACGGAAACGGAAGTATTCGTTCAACCTCGAGGCGTATATCAGAGCGAGTTTTATAATGCGGCTCAGCTGGGGCTCAAGCCGTCTCTGACTTTGTTCCTGTCGAATCGTGAGGATTACGATGGGCAGAAGGTGCTCGACTTCGAGGGCACCGAGTACAACGTGATCCGAGTGGACTGGAACGCGCAGAGGGACGGAATCAGTCTTATTTGCGAGGAGCGTGTTGGTAATGAGTAAGACCGAAAGTGTAACGGCTCAGATGAAGGAACTGCTCGATGAAGTGGATAGAGACGTCAAGAACGCAACAAAGCGCAATATTGACTCGGTCAGCAAAGAGAGCGTTCAGAAACTGAGAAATACGTCACCGCGCAAGACTGGGTCCTATTCAAAAGGATGGGCGGTCAAGCGCGAGGGCGAGATGGACGTCATTGTTCATAATCGCACCGATTACCAACTGACACACCTGCTCGAGAACGGCCATGTTATCCGGAACAAGAAGGGTACCTATGGGCGTACTTCGGGAACGAAGCACATCGCTCCGGTTGAAGAGTGGGCTGTCGACGAGCTTCCTCGCAGAATAATGGAGGATATTCCATGACGATATTCGAGACATTACAGAGCACCGGCCTTCCGTGTGCGTACAGTCATTTCAAGAAGGGACAAACGCCTCCGTACATCGTTTACATAGGCAACGGTCAAGACGTATTTGAAGCAGACAATACGCACTATTGGAAACAGAACAATTATCAGGTCGAGTATTACTTCACAACGAAAAACGAATCAAACGAGTCGGCAATCGAGGAGGCTCTTCTCGGAGCCGGCTATCTCTACGACAAGAGCGAGGACGTCTACATCGAGGATGAGGGCGTCTTTGTTATTTATTACTACATTTAATCGAAAGGGGCTTATCAATGGCTAACAAAGTAGAATTTGGTATTTCCGAGCTCCACGTCGGTACATACACAGTCGATGATCAGAGCGCCGTAACTCTCGGCACACCATATCATCAGAAGGGAGCGGTTTCGTTCTCGCCTGAGGAGAACTCCGAGCAGAACACGTTCTATGCGGACAACATCGCATACTGGAGCGGATACTCCGGCGGATCCATCGAGGGCGATCTCGAAGTCGCTATGTTCGACGATGAGTTTAAGACTCAGTTCCTCGGCTACAGGACTCTGACAAACGGCGGCCTTGCGAACGTAAAGAACGCAACAAAGCCTAACGTATACATCGCATTTCAGGTTGAGGGCGATGCAGAGTCGAGAAGGGTTATCCTCTACAACTGCTCACTCGGAGCAATCACGAGAGAGTACAACACCATCGAGGAGAGCAAGGAACCGGCGACAGAGACTATTGCCGTAACGTGCACCGGCGACAACGCGACGGGCGTAACAATGGCCGTCCTGAAGCCAGCGGACACGGGTTATGCAACTCTGTTCACTGCTCCAACTGCACCGGCTATCGCACCATAACAAAGCGGGGCGGGGCTTGTTTGGTCCCGTCCCTTTTTTCATAGGAGGTGAACCGTGGAAAAAATTATCAAGATAGGAAAGCAAGAAGTCCGGCTCAATAACAA